TGTTGAGCAGGACAGAGTTCCATATGAGTTCCAGATTCATAGCCAAGGATTTTACGAGGACATTCAGTGTCTATTCTGGCTCTTGTTGTTCTATTTACTACGGTTAGAAGATGATCTCCAAGTGATATATCACTTAGCATTCTATCTCTTCCACAATGAGGGATTCCTCGTGAAGGACCATTGAAGCCTGAAGAGATCATCGAATGATCCCTCACAAGGATAGCACCTATTTTCCTTGATAAGCAAGGAGACTTAGATGCAACGGCTTGACATATCTCATGAAAATAGGTGTCCCAGTTCATTTTATTTCTTCTCTAGCTTTTCTTGATTGATTGCTTCAATGAGAAGCATATAGTTGATGATATCACCGATTTTCTCAGTGACAAAAGCATCAGTCATAACTTCGTTGTTCACGAGTTTGTCAGACACTGCAACGATATGCTTGGTTGCCAGTTCCATAGCGTACTGAGCAGGCGTCTGCCGGATGAGAAGAGCACCAAGCTTGAAATTGTGAAGGCGATCTTTTTTGCTTGCATATTGGCCAGTCTTTGAGCCAAGAACTTTCTTACATGTAGCAAAGCGATTGGCTACGATAGCGTCAAAGTCTTCTTGTATCATCTTATTCTCCTTTAGATTAAAAGGTGACAGTCCGCGCGGATTGCTAAACGCTAGTAAGAGTAGGTAAACTGCACCCATTGTCTGTTTGCGCCCAAGCCTTAGTTTTACTTGGACTGTCACCAAGATCGTTTATTGATTTAACGAACTAAAATGGTGCGCCAGGTTCAGGACCTGAAGCCTTACCTGAGCCTGCTCCACCAGTGGCAAGGTACCTCTGCACCGTATTCTGGTCTCCGTACTCATCAGACTTCTTAATCCCAACAATCAGCCAGCCTTCCTTACCAGGCAGATCTTCTTCCAGATCAAAAGGACGACCATAGTCGAGGCCAAAAGCTTCAGCGAAGGTGCGGAACTTTCTCATTGCGCCGATAGCGGATTTCTCGGAGATTTTCTTGAGTCTCTCTAGGTCAACTAGGTCCCAGAAGAAATCGTTGAACTCTTTCGAAAGTGGCTCACTGGGAACATCATAAGAGACGGAGAAATAAGAGAGGCCATAATAGTCGCTATCCTCCTTCTCCGTGACGCCGGTTCGAACTCCGATGATTCTTGCTTTCACTTCCGTCCCCTTCTTAATAACTGAAGGTTCAGGTACGTTAGCGATGTCCTTTTCCATGCTGCTGTAATCTGTTAATGCCATTCTTTGTTTCCTCCTTAAATTTGGTTAGTAGTTACTGTTTGAGATAATGCTTTTACTGTTTCTTTTAAGTCGTCGACACCTCCTTTCGTTGCCTTTAACAAGAATACTAAAACCTTGATAAATCCATAGATCATGATTGTGCTAAGAAGAATACTTAGACCAACAAGAAGTAAAGTTCCTAAGGCACAAGCAAGAGATATACTTAGGCCGCTTAAAGCTAATTCGATGTTCATTACTTCCTCCTTTGTTCGGCGGTCAGGGAGTCGGACTGCAAAGCTCATCATTGTCAGAAATTTCGTGATTAACCGCATCAGACAAGTCGTAATATTTACGGCAAAGGTCATCGCTCTTATCTTCCAACTCCTTCACCCACTGCCGAAGGAATGAGAGGCGGGATAAGAGTTCGATCTCTTCCGCAGTAGTTCTGTCGTAAGAAACTTTATTTGCATAGTCCTCGGTGGCCGCTTGCTTGATTTCGTAAATCAATTCCCCTTCCGTCATGTCTTTAATCTCGGTCATGGTTTTCTCCATTAGATCGTTTATTAATTAAACAATCTTAAGCAATCTGAAGCTTAGGTTTATCTTGTGGATCAAATCCTGCCTTCTTCAATAGCGCTTTAAGATCAGGCGGCTCGATAGCATTGAGAAGACCTTTTGATTTTAGGCGTGAGCGGGCTATGTATTCGCCAAGAGAGTCGATCAGCATCTCACGCTTTACGCCGTCCCTGTCATTCCTTCCAGTGAGAACATAGATCTCATCGAATAAAAGAGGAATAGTAACAACTGCCTGGCCAGTCGTATAAAAACGAAACTTGATTTCTTCTCTCACAATGCCAGTCTTTGAATCAACTGAGAGAACTTTTCTCATTTCCTTAAGGTGACCAGTTAAGATGAAATCACAAGGAAGGTTCATTAGCTTTCGGAAATAATTAGTCATCTCAATCTTCTGCGGCTGATAGTCAACTCGCATTTGAGGAGCTTCAGCCGCTCGACCCTTTGCACTAAGTCCATAGTTCATCACTGCTATGCCGAAAGTAGTTGCACTATCAAGGCAGTAGGTTCCGAACTGGTTATAATAGCCAATTTGAAAGCGAACATCGGTAGCCTTTTTCCAGTCAGCATATGCTTTAGGATCGAAAGGGTCGTCGTTCTCATAGCGCGTATCGGCGACTATGTCACCGGACGCTATCATATCACGAAGACCTTTTGTTCCACCAGGATCGAATGAGTCTATATGAACAGGAAGGCGAGCAGTTCTTAGTAAATAAGTTTTGCCGGCATTAGTTTCACCAGTGACTAGAGCACTGAACCTTTTCTGAAGAGGATCACCGGCGTAGAATTTACGAACTCGAGCGAGTTCAGCAGCAGCATCGTAGGCCATTTGTTATCCTTTCATTTCTGTAAGTTGTTTAGATAACGACTCGCATTCTGAGATACAGTACTCTAAAGTTCTGACTACACCACCAGTAGGAAATCGAAATTCAATTTCCCTCTGTGCATCAGAGAGAACAGATAAATCTCTTGCATCACCATTATGTCCACAGTCATATCCAAACCACCAAGTATTTTCCTTTGTGATAGGATAGTTATCATTACCCCCTGAATAAGTAATCCCTCCATGCACATCAAAGATATTACCAACTCTTGGGTTTTCTGGGTCTAAGGTAAAAAGATCTATAACACCCATCTTTCCTATAGGGCCTTCTTTAATTCTGTCCCAGATAGTTTTAAAGCTATCAGGGCATTTAGCTGAATAATCTAAGCCAAAGAAAGGGTGGTCTTTAGATACGCCAACATATCCACATCTATGACCTGTACTGTTGTTCATCAAGACTACACAGGTACTTCCTTCATGCTCCCAAACTTTCTCAATAGTGTGTGTCATTTCATTCTCCTTACATTTGAAAAGTTAAGTTTTTCTTCACAGTTGCTTCTCGCTCAGCCGGATTCCAAAATCTTTGAATATATCCAAGAGGTGGTTCATAACATCTTCTCAATGGGTTCTGCCATGCCAAGCAATAGTCATGGAATTCACAGCCTCGGTAATCAGAACAAGCTTTAGGGTTCTGACGAAAAGCCATTAAGACTTCGTCGGCTTCAGTACAGTAAGATAAGCGATCCATGTCTCGCTCAATCTCGTCCAAGATTGTATTAGCAAGCCATAACCAAGTGTTCATCTGCTCAGGGCTTTTAAATGCAGGAATACGACGAGTAGTTGCATGATAGCCAGCAGGACGATTAGCACTTCCTCGTTGAAGATACTCGAAGCCAGTTTTGTCAAACTCTACTCCAAGAACCTGATCAACAGGGAACATACAATAGAGGCAGTGAGTGTAAGTTCCATTCTGAATAGAGAGAAATAAGTCTCTATCCCATCTTGTATCATGAATCCACTTGCCTGAAGTTGTCTTGTGGTCCCAGCTAAAGATCATTCCATCTTCCTTCTTCCGCATGATAGAGTCCATCCGATAGTGGAGAACTCGATGGTCGTCAACTGGAACTGTTCCAGCCATTTCAGTCATCTTACTTCCATCAAGTTCAACAACTTCGTTATCAACGAGATCACGAGAGTAGTTATTAGCAAAATTGACTAGGGCATTCATAACTGCTGTTGGCGTCTTAGGCAGATAAAGTGTATCAGTCTCAGGAGGAAAGTCCTTTCGATAGACATTGAGAAAGGCTTGATAAGCACCAGGGACATTATCATAGCCGAATAATAGTTGGTGCTCACGAGCGTGGTGGAAAGCGTCACCGAAGACTAAATCATGTTCAGGTACATCAAGAGACCAACCAAGCATGTAGTGGTAGAAGTAATAACGAGGACAGCGAAGGTAATCATCGAGTTTGGATGAGTCCTTTATTTCATGAGAAGGATGGTAAGGAATAGGGAGGGTCATTCAGATACCTCCGCTGTAAAGAACTTATTACCTTTTGAAGAAGGCTTAACAGACATATACTCAAAACCTAATTCCTTCCCAAGTGCTTCCCAAGCCCTATTTGCATTCTCCTGTGGTGAAGAAGGCATACCACACTGAAGCATAATCATAGGAACAGGCTTACAAGCATCAAGGATTTTATTAAGCTGTTCATCTGTAAGTTCAAATTCTTTTCTCATAGCTCCTTAACCTCCTCTTTTAATTTCTCATGAAGCGCCGAACCAGCGAGAAATGAAATAGTGATTTCACATGGAAGATTTGCATCTTTTGGCAGATACAGGGCACCAGAGACAGCCCCACCTTTCTGACCAATGAGCCAGCGTTGGCTGGTTCCATCGGAAGTAAGGTCGATCTTAGCAGTTATTGTAGGTAGCTTTTCCATCTTCCATTTACTCCTTCCATATGCCAAGGAAGCGCTTTAGCATTTCCTCAGCAGCTTTAATTGTCCAAGAGTTGGTTAACTCTCCACGTTCTGAGTGGTAGAATTCTTGGTTCTGTTTGAGAAAGACAAGCTTGTCGAAGAATCCATCATTGAGAACTACAACTTCATAAATGTCCCACTGTTCGACAACTACCATTTCATAACGAGTTGCGTCTCCAGGCTGAAGAATCCCAGCCATTGAGTTGAGAGGTTTGAATCGTTCCATAGTTATCTCCCTTTCTGCATCAAGCGAAGGTCAGAGAGTTCTTGGGTTAAGCGAAGAATGCGCTCTTGAGATTCTAATAGACTACTCTCAAGAGGATTATCTGTTCCTATAATCAGTACTCTAGTTGCAGGAATTGATGCAGTTATAAGGAGCGCATCTTTTCTCCATTGTCTTAGCGTTCTTTCAGATATCATGATTAGCCTCCCTCACCTTTTGAATGAGATTGTCAACTGCTTCCATTGGAGTATTACAGTATTCTCCATGAGTAGGACCAAACTTGTTAGTATAAGCCCTATATAAAAATGTCTCATACTCAGATTCATAATTGTTGTATTCAAAAGTGAGGGACTTGTAAGACTTTGGAAAGGCTTTCTTTAGCTTATTCCAAGCTTTTAATTCTTCTCTTTTTGATGCCATAGCTTTTTCTCCTTTCATTTAGTTATTAATTGTTCATAATGGTTACATTACCACACCTTCGAGATAATGTCAAGAAGGTGTGATTCTTATAGTTTATGAAATGCCTCTATCCAATCTGCAAATCCATGTCGTTTGGATTCTTCATCAGCAAAACTTTGAAGGATGTCATTACTTACATTATCTTCTAAAGGCCAAGGATCACTACACATAAGCAATTCTAAAAAATACTTTAATTGTTCTTTATTCATAGTACATGATTCCTTTCAATATAAGTGCCATCTTTGAACAGAAGCAAGTTAAGACAGCCATGTTTATGAGCGAATATTGCACAAGCTATGCTATTCATTACATTTAAACTGCAAGGCACTATGTAATCCTCAGGATTAGACAGCTCCATAGCTTCTGTAAACTGTCTAATCATTGAGTTTGTAGCATAGCGATTCATAGAGCCTTCACTGAGAAATACAGCCTTTCCATATTTCTCGGCTGGGCCGAAGTCATGAGAACTCTTATTGACAATATAGACACGTTTGATAGGCATATTAGCCATCCATTTCTGAGTCATCTTCTTTGACATCGTGAGCAGGGATAGAATTACCCATCTGCTTGATTTGATCGAGGACGCTGGAAGGAGCAGTCGAGGGAATCTTCTCATTGTCAAAGCGTCGATCACGAAGATCATCAGTGCCAAGCATTGAGGAAGGACGACGCTCTTGCGACTTGAAGGTCTTGACTGACGATTCGTTAGCTGGACTAAGATCGTTTATTGATTTAACGAACTTATTTCGATCTCCTGAAGCAATCGGAGCTTCCACGATAACCTGAGACGGGTCAGCTGGAGTCTCCAAGCATTCATGATACTCTACCAAATCAAGAATGATGCCTCGACTTGGTACAGCCTTTCTAATTATTCTTAACTGCGTCCCGCAATTTGCACAATAGAGTTTCATTGTTTCTTTTCCTCCTTCTTCTTAGGTATATAACCAGCTTCCTTGAGTAGCATATCATGGGACACTTGACAGAACTCTAACTTTTGACATAGAGGACAATTAAGTCTATGTTCCATGATAGGATCTTTAGTCGCTTGTAATTGCGTCATCTTCATCACCTCCTTCAATCTCATCAACCAGAATAGCAACCGTAACCTTGATCATTTCGTAGGTCTTTGCTGCAGAATTGACTTCATCGACTGTACAGGTCAAAGGAGCACCAATGCCGAGTAAGGCAGAGACTTCAGAAGAGAATTTCTTCGGAACGTAGCCGAGGAATAAAGGCGTTGCATCCTCTCCATTGTCTGTCATATCAAAGATGATCTTCACAGCGTTCGGGTCGAACTTGTTTGTCGGCTCAGCTTCCAAATGTAACTGATCACCAACCTGTAATGCCTTCTTAGCCATAGCAATTTCTGCTGCCGGTCTAAACTGTACTCCAGCGATAAAAAACTGTCTTTTCATTTGCTTTTCCTCCTTAGTTAGTTTATTAGATTAGTGGCTTACCTTCTTTGTCAATAAGCTTCCACTTTCCATTACATTATAATATGAGCTGTCTCCATAAGGGATTGATTTGCCAACACAGCAAGCGAATGAATTCTCAGCATTCATTCCTAAACATTCACAGTGACAGGCAAGTGCACGGGCATGAATTTCAAGTAACGCTGTATGTGCAGCATTCGTTACAGCAGAGATAGATTCCATATCTGTAACTTTCTTAACTCCTTTTATATATTCATCTATTAATTCTGCACCTTTCACGATACGCTACCTCCTTAGTTTATTCTAATCAGCCATTAATAATAATCCTAAAAGAATCAGATAGACTATCCACATAATAGGATATACAATTCCTAACACAACACAGCCTATGATAATCATTATTATTCCAGCTATCTTACTAGTCATTCTATTACCTCAACAAACACAGGAAACCTTGGAACTTGCTTGCCTGTTGTAATGTGTTGATACTTTACTTTAACATTTTTGCCAGGTAGAGAACCTCTATCGAGCCATAGTCTATATCTATCATCTGCTGAGAATCCAGTGCCGACAGAAAAAGTGTTTCCATCTCCTGACTTGCAAATAAGTGCTCCCAAAGTTCCCTTATTCTGTCCCGATATTGAGACCTCTTCTTGGAAGCCGATAATTTCATAGTTGTCCTCCTTCTTCGGTTTAAACTTCATTACATAAATAGAACGTTTAAGTTCATAAGGTGCATCTTTGTGTCTTACAATGATGCCTTCATAACCGAGCTCTACGACCTTATCGTAAATACGAGTTACATCATCTAAGTTCTCACACATCCAGAATGGAGCAACTACAATGTGAGGATTGAGGCCTCTTAGATTCTCAATAATCAAAGAACGTTTCATCTGAGGCGTGTTGTTGACTACATCAAAGCAGTGGAATTGAATCCGCTTGTAATCAGGATGAAGATTGACAGTTCGAGAGGTAATAGAGACTATTTGCTCAAAGGCCATTCCATGACAGTAAAGTTCTCCATCGAGTTCAGCCTTGAGTCCAAGTCCACCTATAATTTGATTAAGGTGAGGAACGCTATGAATCACGTTTTCTTCACTAGATAAAAGAATACAGCCAGCGATAGTCGGGCCTTCGATTGGGATTGCTCGACATCTTACACCGTCATATTTAGGTTGCACAATGTAAGGAGGTTCCCATTTAGCGAGACGCTTCTCTTCAAATGGATAACACTTCATTATGTTCTTCCAGCGTTGATATTCAGGCATTAGCTTTTGCTCACTTTCATTTATTTGCATTCTAGGGTATCTTTGTACATTTCATATCCTAATGAAACCCTCCAAGTTTCCGTTAATAGCGAGGTAGCCTTAACACTATTAATATCTGCCTGGAGGGTTCTTTAGAACCTGAAATGCTTACTTTGCAGCCGCTGCTTTGGTCTGCAGTTCTTTCAGCATTTCCTTCTGCTTTTCCGGCGAAGCAGTCGCGAACATAGCAAGGTAGGCCTGGATAGGATCGACTTTGGCACCTTTCACAGCCACGCCCATCTTGGCAGAGCCAAGAGCGGCTTGAATGGTTTCCTGAGATTCGCCCTTAAGCAGACGAGCGCGAATGTTGGACTGAAGAGTCACAACCCAGTTGGCGTCGGCGTTACTTTTGACTGCCTGATCACCAAACAGCTGAATCATCTCAGCCGCGGTAGCACCGGTCTGAACTTTGATCTGGATAGGGCCAATCTGTTTGCGGACGACTTTGTCTCCTTCTTTTTTCTCAGGTACTTTTGCTTCTACAATAAGTTCTTTCATCTTGTTTCTCCTTTTCTTAAGGTGGTTAATTGTCACAGTTCGTTGAATTGTTAAACGAACTAATTCATTCCGCAACAATAAATCGTGAGTAGCTTTTATTCAATTGTGTATTCTTGATTATTTCATAGATGATAGCCTCCTTTCATTTTCTTTCATCGGCCTAAAAGTGGAGCGTTGCTTATTGTGATTACATCATACACGACCTTTAGATCAAATGCAACGGATATTTTGGTACATTTTCTTAGCCATTCATTGCTAAGCGTTCAGCATCTGCTTTGTTTTCTCTTCGAACTGCTTTGAGATACTTTCGATATGCCTTGCCCGTGCGAAGATGCATAGAGCGCATCATGTGATTCTTCATCTGGCGAGTCTCACTATAGCGCTGTCCAAGGAAGCCTTTAGTGAATCCTATACGCTTGTCTAACTGTTCTTTAGCTAACTTAGTCTTTCGATCAAAGATTGATTGCCAAAGTTGTTCTAACTTATTCATTGCTTTTCTCCTTTTCGTTTAAAGTTGATGAAATTAACTGGCTTGCCATCTTTGATTATCCAGTAACAAGGTCCAGCTTTGATCGGCTTAGGCCTTATATGCAAAGCTAATTTACGATAGATACAATCCTTACAACAAGCGAATTCATACTTTGCGATGTTTGCTGGAGTTGCAAGATGGTCTATATCCTTCCAAGGTTTGCGAGGTTTAGTTATTTTAACAGTCATTTGATAACTCCTGCTAATGGTTAAAGGTTAAAGGTACGTAATAAGTAAATCAGCCACTACCAATCCCAGTGCAAATCCAACTGCAAGTGCGCCTAGGATTGCTTCATAGAGAGTTTCTGAAGTATGTTTACGTCTCATTGAGGCCTCCTAAAGTTTCTCGATGTTGACAGTGTGGGTGTGCCAGTAGACACTAAAGCTATAGTCTTCAAAAGATTGTCCAGGATGGAGATGCTTTACTCTTTCATAGTCTGCCTTGGTAAGCTCTTCAATTTTCGCTTGAACCTTACTCATATCTGAATCAGGATGAATGACTAACTCAGGAGAGTCATTTGCGAAGATTACTTCTGTCTTCATTTGCTTCTTCCTCCATAATAGCATTGATAGTTTCTTGGTCAGTTTCTTCTGGCTCTTCAATGGTAATGTTAACGCCTAACTTTGCAGCGATTGTTTGAAGTTGATCGAGTGTTAACTCAGGTTGCTTTTTCTGCTTTCGTTCTTTACTTCCATCGGCAGATGAAATCCTCTTTAGCCTTCCATCTACCTCAGCCAGTTGATAGTCAAAGTTCTTAAACCTTCTTGACTTCTTCAGCCAGTCATTCTCAGCCATTAAATACTGCTGCTTGAGATTGGCGTAGACGAGATATGCCTCTTCTGCTTCCTTTCGAGCTTTGTTTACAATGTCTTGAGTTATTTCCATCTTTTGCTCCTTTCATTTTTTTAAGTTTGTTTAACGGTTAAACGAACTAATCCACTCTAATTTCATAACGATTACCACTAAGTATATGATTCCTAACATACACATTAGTGTATCCAACCTCATCCGCCAACTTTCTAATGGCCGAACGAAGTGCTCCAGCATCATCAGTTGCTTTACGATAGTATTTAAACACCTGTCCTTGCCAGTTAAGAGTAACTATGAAACGCATCTTTTTCATAATGCTCCATTTCATTTCTTATTATGATTGCATTTTACCACACCTTATTCAATAATGCAAGCACTTTCACCCGCTTGAAATTTTATCAGTTTATTACTCTTTCTTCATCCAAAACTTTGCATTATGCTTCATATAGTAATCTTTAAACGTCGCAGCTATCCAACATACTATCAGCCAAATGCAGATGCCTAGAAATACTCTCATTTTATTCTCCTTTCTCTTTAACAGCCTTTCCTATTAATGACATAGGATCGAAGCTATTCAATTCGTCTAATTGGGCATCAGCTACCTTATCAATAGCTTTAATATGCTCTGCAATCGCTTCTGGTGAGTTATCACTCTCTCTTAATGGAGATATACCACTTAACTCATCCATAATAGATGATACTCTATCTTTTGGAAGGTTATTCATTATCTCTATCCCTTTCTTTAATAGCTCACTATCAACAGTACCAGTGAACGGCTGAACACTTCTCTCATTATGTAGCATATTATACTTCCTTGTTATATTACTATTATCCACAAATCTTCCACTCATTAGCTTTCGACTAGGATCAATCCCAGCCTCTCTCATCCCTTCAAATGTAACAGCTGTTCCTAGCTTATCAAATCCTCTCTCATACAATGAAGGCTGGATTAATTCTCTTTCCATTAGATATTTTCTTGCTTCAGCTATCGACTCAACTCTCCGCCTTAGCTTCTGATTCGCCCATAATATCTCACACAGCAAATCCAGGCTCCAGCTTACTAACTGACTAATACTCTTTATCTTCTTACTCTCACTCATCCAGTATATATCTAACTCAGTTAATGTAGCTGCACTAATTCTACTCTGTACACTCATACTCGCTTCTTGTTTCTGTTCTCTCTTCATGCTCTGAACCTCCAATATCTAGCCCTAAATGGCACTTCTTTACCTTCTTTTATTAATTCTTCTCTTATCCCATTCATCTTTTGGAAGAAGGTTCCGTTAGTCTCATTTATCTTATTTATCATCTTCTTTATCTCTTCGTCAGTCTCGAAGAACTTTCCAAAGTAATCTACTACTGTCAATAGATCTAATCTTTCTCCACTCATTACTTCCTCCTTTTAGTTTGATTGTTTGTCTGTTTAAATGTTTCATGTTTACCGTTTCAACGTTTGCTTGAACAAAAAGCACCCATTCAATCCATTATTTAGTCCTTTAGAGCTTATTATTAGTAGTTGTTTATATATACACTTATATATATCTCTATATATATATTATCCTACCTCTCTAAGACCGAACGTCAAAATGGAGGCCTTTTGTTGAAGCAAACGCCGAAACATTAAACATACAAACACCATAACAGACCTACACCCAAACAACAAGGTATCATTTGGTACATTTACAACCAGATCGTTTAAACCATAAACGAACTATTGTGCAAACCTAAATAGATATAGATAGGTTATGAGTAATAAAAAACCTACTATTGCTAGTAGGTGATTGATTAAGTTGGCATGATAGATGATGGTTAATAGTTGATTTAACTAGGCTTGACGTTTCTTCAATTCGGCAATGAGATATTGTTCAGGTGTCATGTTAGCCGCTTTTGCATTGGCAATGAGTGCATCCATCGGGTCAATTTGCGCTTTCGATGCTGGAGCGACAAATTGAATCTCAATTGTCTGGTTCGGCTTATAAGAATCAAAATTCTTCCTGCCGACCCCGTTCTGCCATGCGATGACAGCGCCCGAAACAGCCTTATCAAATACGCTTTTCAACGTAGCTCCGTCAAACTTCACAACTAAATTGATTGACTTGTGTTCGTCTGAATCCTTATCAGGACTGATCGAACAGACTTTCGATAACTTTACGTTTGCAATAACTTCATTTAAGTTCATGGTATTCCCCTTTCATCGTGGGATGTTAGGTCTACCATGCCAACTTCAATATTTAATTGTCAAAGATCATTTAAACTTGACGACATCATATCACATTGAAATGCAAAGTCAATACATATTTTCAGTGTGTCAAAGACTCAATCAATTCAACCATTTACGCACACCCTCAAACTTTGATGATGGTCAAAAGTCGAAGGGGAGATTCATCCGCATAGCGCGCGGGTTAGTCTCTCCACACTTTAGCACTAGATTTAAACAATGTACAACATTGAACATTTCATCATAGTCATAATCTATAAATCCAAGAAGAAGGTTATTATAATAGTTGAGAATTGCTAGGCCTACTCGGCGTCTTTAGTCAATAGATTGGACCGGCAGATTGTTTAATTAATAAACGAACTCATTTAATGTAGATTAGGATAGTACATTCAAATGTACCAAATTACACCTTGCTTTTTGCCTAACAAACGTGTATGATGGTATCTACAAGATAGATATGTGACGAAAACGTACAATGTATTCCAGGAGCGCCTTCTATGTAAGGCTAGAAAGGAGACAAAAGATGGAGAAGTGTGGAGAATTTAGAAATGAATACTTTGGAGAGTTGGCAGGTTACATCTTAAATCTTGAAGCTTATAAAGCGACAAAGTTTATTGATGAGAAGACGACGCTTAAGGCAACTTTAAAAAGATTTGATAAAAAGATGCCAAGAAAAAATGACTCACGGATAGAGATCTTATTTACATTAGGTAAACCAAACTACGAAGAAAGAGACTTCATTAAACTCTGCAAACGATCTGGAGAACCTTTTCCAGTTAAAAAAATTCAGTTAAAATATCCTAAGGCTAAGTAATGAAGAGACCAAATTGCTCACATCTTGACAAGGAAACCCAGACACTTATTGCCAAATACTGTCAAGGCAATGGAGTTGATTTAGGCTGTGGATATCAGAAGATTGGAGCCTGTGTAGGGATTGATTTAGTTCCTTGGGGCTTACCCTGTAATGCAAAAGGAATGCTTTCTCAGGCCGATTGGTGCTTTGATATAATGAGTCTGCCGATCAAAAGCGAGTCAATGGACTTTGTATTTACAAGCCATGTACTTGAGCATCTTGAGGAGCCGCAGGCCTTTATTGAAGAATGTCTACGAATGCTTAGGAGTGGTGGTTACTTGGTTATGATAATTCCTCATATCGACCACTGCATTACGCCGATCGCTAGAAGTAAAGGTCTAACTATCAAACACGGTCTTAAGCCTGATGATGTTCAGTCTATGGTTCCTATCTTCAATGACATAGTCAGCATTCGCACTTTATCATCAGTAGATGTGTTCGAAGTAGTTGTGAGGAAGCTGTAATGGAAGATGTTCAAACAAGAAATGGTCTCTATGGATTTGACTTTAGAGAAGAAGATCTTCGTCGTGTAGCTGAAGGTGAAGAGAAAAAGACCTACAATATCAAATCTCTCTGGCAGCGTTCTCATGAGATTATTAATCTTGCTGCTAGAGGTTTCAAGCAAACTGATATTGCAGAGATCCTTGGTATCACTCCTGCTTGCGTATCCCTCACACTCAATAGTGACTTGGGTCAGAAGAAACTGGCTGAGATTCGTCAAGTTAGAGATGAAGACGCGAAAAAAACTACAGAAAAAATTCGAGTCTTGACATCTAAGGCAATCCAAACTTATCATGAAATCTTTGATAATGAAGATGGACAGGCAACTCTTAAGGATCGTAAAGATGTTGCCGACACAGTTTTGCTTGAGCTCTCAGGCTTAAGAGCTCCTACAAAGATTCAGTCTTCAAATGTAAGTTTAGCGCTCTCTGCTGAAGAGATTGAAGCTTTTAAGAACCGTGGAAAAGTGGCAGCGAAAGATGCTGGATTTGAAGATGCAGTTTTTACTGAGGAAACGAAAGATGCAGCTCTCCCAGAAACAACTTAAAGTTAAAGATAAGATTGTCAAGATTGCAACTGCTATGGGTGTTGACCCAGTTTGGGCATGCGCTATGGCAATGACTGAGAGTTCATTTGGTGAGAGACAGAAGTCTCCTACTGGTTGTAAAGGCGTCTTTCAGATGTCCTCTATTGCTATGAAAGACCTTCTTCAGGAGATGGAGAAGGCTGACGATGAGTTAATTGATATAGCTTGTGGTCTGGCATTTCTCCATCTTCTTCTTGATAGACATAAGACAATTGTCCATGCTACAGAACACTTCTGCGACCCAAAAGATATAATGTTCTATATACCAAGAGTTCTTAAGTATATGGAGGAATTCAAATGAAAAAGTTATTCTTAGTCTTCTTTATAGTGATTTTTATCTCTGGCTGTGCTGGGTTTATTGAGTTTTTAAATATCATAGTCCCTGATAAGCCTGTTCCAGTATGTGATAAGGATTCAGCAGGGACAGTTTTTCAAGGTAAGATTTGTCTTAAGTATTCTGATGGGTCTTATAGGTGGACAAAATGAATAGGGACAAAACGCTCTATTTCAAAGACGGCTACAAATACTGGGTCAATCGACCCTATCATATTCAGATAGCTATTCACCCCGATAAACCTCTTTGTATCTCATTCAAAACAGTAGATATCAATGGAAACTGTGCCGAGATTCCTATGGTTACTCTTGATGTAAAAGGTAATCTAATTGTCTATCCTAGCTATGTCTGGGATGGAGCAAGTGGTCCTACTTGGGACTCTCTCAACTCGATGATCGGAAGTCTTGTCCATGATGTTCTTTATCAGATGATTAGAGAGGGTTTGATTGAAGAGCTTTATAAATCTTATGCTGACCAACTTCTTCATAATATCTGTACTGAAGATGGAATGTGGAACTTTAGAGCTGACTATTGGCAGTGGGCTGTAGGATGTTTTGGTGAAGATGCTTGTAAACCAAGTGCTGAGCATCTTGAACTGGTTGCACCTTAGATTGTTTAATTGGTAAACGAACTATGACTCTACAGCGCTCGACATTAAGCAACAAGTTAATCGGAATGGGAGATTCTCATCTCGATAACTTTACATTTTTCTGTGCTGCTACTTGCCGAATTCCAGGCGCTACAGCCTATGGCCTTCTCAATGGTGATTCAGAGACCCATGCAAGAGAAGCCTTCATAGGATTCTTAAAAGCTTTTCCAAATTACATTCCTTTACTTTGCGTCGGCGAAGTCGACTGTAACTCATTACCTTGGAAGTTTGGCCGAACTGATCCACCTGAATTCTTTATTCAGCAAGCAGTTGAGAACCTCTTTGATTTCCTTGATGGGTTCTCCTGTAAGTTCATTCTCCCTTCAGTGATCCTACCTCCAATCGACCACTACAAAGGACTCGGCTTTAGGCACTGGGTTACTGCAGGGATGAAAGAAAGAACAATCTTAGTTCAACTCTACAATGCCTTGTTACAGACAAGAGCGAAAGAAAGAGGTCATTTTTACCTAGATATTACTTCTCAAACTATCGGCCCTGATGGGTTCATTAACAAGTCCTTCATCATAGCCCATAACGACGTCCATCTTGATCCTACTAAAATGTACACTATTGTTCGCGAAAGTCTTGACAAGGTAATCTATGAATAAGCCTATAATCACAGTCGCTATTGTCTCCTGGTTGCTTGAAGATCGCCTGATCAAGACTTTGATTAGTATCCCTAAGACAACTCAGCTTCCTCTCAATCTCTGTCTTCATGTTCAAGGAGAAGAGCAAATATCTGAGCCAACAAAGGCCAGAATCATTGCTGCATCCTCTGGATTTGTTGAAAAAGACATTTACTTTTCCTCTGGAAATGGTGGAATAGCTCCTCCTCGTGCAATCAACTTGAAAAGAGCCGCTAAAACTCCCTTCATCTTCATGTCTGACAACGACATGGATTATCAATCTGGTACTATTGATGCAGAACTTGAATTCCTTCAGGCCAATCCTGACTATGGAATGGTAGATGTTATGAATAATCAAGTTCATTGGCATAGAACTGTTGAGGGAACTAAAGTAAATTGTATTCCAATTCACTCTGTAGGCGCTCCCTTTGTCGACGTAGACTTGATTGGTGGAACATCTCAATTAATTCGCCAAGAAGTTGCTCTAATTCCAGACATCATAGACATAAACTACCTCATCGGCTCTTGGGATTTTGACTTCTCAATGAATGTAAGGAAAAACAACTGGAAAATAGCTACTTTAACTAGTCGAAAACTGATTGCTGTTAATGATAAGACTCAGAGAAGTAGGCAATATAAGACTACGAAATTAAAAGAGTCTACAATTCAGAAAGGCCGTAAACTTTTTGAGTCAAAGTGGGGCTTTTCCTGTATGGAATTTCCTAATCACTACGTAAAAGTTGATCAATCTACACCTTTACAGGTCTCTATCATTTCAAGGGCAATTTATCACAGACTTGGTCCTACTCATGGTATGGGAATCTTGGACGAAAAGCATCTTGAAATGCTTCAAAGAAACTTTATCAATGGTCTTAAGAATCAAACTGATCAGGACTTCCTTATTTATCTAGCAGTCGGCCCTGAAGAAAATGAAGCAACCCAGCGAATAAAATCTTTGGATTGGCAGGGCCTCAACATCAACTTCCTTTACACCTCCGGTGACATTACACAGTGGAAAGCCTCTGTAAAAGAGACCAAGAATTGGGGTCGAGAGACTGACAAAGGTAGTCCTGAAGACACCCTAAAACATCTTGACTATCCTCGTACCTCCATCATGGCTCGCATGGACATAGATGATTGGGTCGCTCCTGGCTGGGTTGCTCATATGAAATATATGGCTAAGACGATGAAAGAGAATCGATTCCTTATCAATTATCAAGTCTTCGGCCAAGCACCAGATGGACAGATCTACACATTCTACGCGCCACATAGAAAGAATCGAACTAGTCCCTTCATAGCTATAGTACAGAAAGACAGCGTCTCTATTGACCTTTACGAGACAGTCCATCTTCGTATGGGTTCTCTCTTTGACACAGTCTATACCATTCCTCCTGCCTACGCATTCATGGTAGTGCATGGTGGGAACAGAAGTAACCAAGTCTATGAGCCTGACAAGTTTAGTTATGTTAGAGAATCAAAAGACAATATGAGTGGTAGACCTTCTATAAAAGGTACCCCTTCTCAGGGGGAGTGTATAGTAGATCAACTAACTCGACAAGTAGATAGTCGCAAGTGGCGTGAGAAAGTAGCAGTGAGTCAACAGTCCGTTTAATGATTAAACGATCTCATTGGAGTAATACTATGAAACAATTAAAGATATTCTTCTTATCACTTCTTCTCCTTATCACTCTCTCAACAGGTGTAAAGGCTGAATATCTCTCAGATGTAATCGTCACAAGTCCTAATGGTATCTGGACCGATTCTCGTACTTATTCATCTCTAGGTGCAGCCATTACTGCCGTAGGTGCTAATCAAAGAACTATCGTAATAGCAAAACCTCAGGTAGTGGCAGCCTTAACAGTTCCAGCTAATGTAACCCTCAGATTCGAACGAGATGGAGCAATAGCTAATTCGGGTATCTTAACAATAAACACTACCAGCATCATAGCTGACAATCATCAGATATTTACAGGTACTGGTGATATAGATTTTGCCGACGGCTCTATAGTTAGATTAAGTTGGTTTAGTAATCTCTTAACAGCCTTGACTGTAACGGCAGATGATAAAGTAACTCTGATCATCAATAAGTCTATCACTGCTCTTGCTTCTTATGCAGTCGGAGCTAATGTAATCCTTAGATGGGATGCACCAGGAAACATCATCACAGCTAATGCTGGAGTGGTTATATCTAATATCAATCAGGTTGAGGCAGGCAATTATCAAATCTTAGCTGGCGCTGGAAGTTTCCGATTCAGAGACGGAACCGAACTGAATCTCAGTTGGTTCCCTATGCTTCGAACAGCTTTAACTTGGATCAACACTAACAAAGTATCCTTAGTCGTTAACACTTCCTCACCAGTCGATTACTCTGACTCAGTCCCTTCTAACATTAATATAAGAATAGAGAGGGGTGGAGATCTCGCCATTGCAGCTGGGATCACTCTTACCTTTGCATCATATAGACAAATAGATATCGGTCCTTATTATCTTGACCCCTTTACTGGAACAGGAAGTGTAACATTTACTGGTGGTTCTACTTATTCTCCAGCCACTACATTAACTGGCTCAGTGTTATTTCTATTATATATTCCAACTAACATGTTTCCTTATGAGATAGATGCCCTTAATGATTATGGGAGTGGAACTGTTTATTCTGACGTTACCTTAATGGCTGCTTGTACAGCAATTGGAGCAAATGCCGAAACACTTTTAATCCGCCCAGGTGTTTGGACACAGTCTGCTAACAGAGACTACACTGCAGTCTGCCCAAATGCTATCTTTAAATTTGCTTATGGTGCCTCTATCTCTCATGGTGCCTTCACGACAGCCATTCCTACTGTGTCTGCAAGCGCAAGTCAGATATTCTCTGGGGCTGGTGTAGTAACAATTACCTACTATCCTCAAGACCAAGCTTGGTTTGGGAATACTGAACGAATAGATGCAGTTGGCTTCAACATCAAATCTGCAAGTGTCTTGGCTTCTCCCTACACAATACAGAATGTGTCTTTCTCTGCTTCTGTCTCAGCCAAAGCACTTACAGTCGCATTAAAGGGAATCAATGGAAGTGACCCTTCAACCTTAAACCCAGTCAACATAGCATTTAGAAGTGCTACAATAACTGATCCTAATATCCTTGTTAGGTCAATCACAAGTGCTTCTTCAATCACCTTATCATCTGGCTCTACATTAGGATTTACAGCTGGTCAGACTGGAAATATTTATGTCTGGGCAATAGATAATGCTGGGACAGTCGAACTTGCGCTCTCTCATACAATTAACTGGTATCCTATTAACTTAGTCACTACTATGGCTGAAGGTGGGGCTGGTGCGGCTGATTCAGCCATAACTCTCTATTCTACAACAGCTAGAACAAACAAATCTTGTCACCTCCTTGGGGTTTTAATTATCCAAACAGGCGCAGTTGCTGGACAGTGGGATAATGCACCTACTCAATTATCAGTGACTGATGATTATGGACAGAGTAGACAAGTCTGGTCTCAACAATATACAGACGCAAGTGGGATCGTTCAGGATGTTTCTCTAGGTGCACAATACTATGTATTGGTAAGTAATGGTGCAACTTCTGCACCTACCTTCCAGCAGATCTCAACAACGACAATAGCCGATCACTCAATTACTGGTGTCAAATTCCTTGCTCCTATTGCAGCAGGAACTGAGATATATTTGGCGAAGGCTGCAACGGAAAGGTCTGGAGCATATTGGTCTTATACTAAGATGAAAGAAACTGCACCATTAACTAGGCATGGTGCAGTTAGAGTGTCTTTTCAATCTTACTCGCTTGTATCTGCTGGAGTAGCAAAAGTATATAAAAACGGAGTTGCAGTCGGTGCTGAACATATAGTAGATATTGGCTCTTATTCAAGTATCTTTACTGATGATATTAGTGTTGATGTAGGTGATGTGATTCAAGTATATGCATACGAAGGTGCAGGAAATAGTATAGTTGTTAAGGATCTATATGTAACAGCGAATGATCCTTATTGTGTAAGGGAGACGTTATAATGGGAATAGGGACTGATATTCGAGAGGCATGTAAAGATCTAGATAAGATTAATCCTCAGAACCAAGAGATTAATGAGCCTGATCTAACAACTGTGTTTGGTCTGAGTCTAGCAATTAAGAAGCTAACAGCTGAAATAGAAATGATCTTAGAGCACTTAGATACTACTGGATAACTATTAATGGATCAAGAACTTAAACAAATTCTCTCTCAATGTAGCATCTCAACTCGAATGACTGCATTGACATTCTTTCCGGAACGCTTCTATATGCCATTCGCAGAAGAAGTTCATGGAAAGATATTTGATCTAATTGATGGGCCAGATCAAAAGGTAGCTATTGCCGCTCCTCGTGGTTATGGTAAGACATCTATTATGGCTCTTGCGTATGCAGCAAGATGGATATTATTTAATCATACAGGATTTGTTGTCTATATCAATAAGAGTCATGATGCGGCTTCTCTGCAGACTGAAAACCTTCGTCGTGAGCTTGTGACCAATAAAGAAATAAGGGCATTCTTTGGAAACTTTAAACAAAGAGATCCAAATAAAGCTGAGTTTGATGAGGTATTTAGTAAGAAAGCCTGGGTCGCTTATAATACCTTAGTATGGCCACGTGGAGCTGGACAACAAGTTCGTGGCGTCCTTTTTAAGAATGATCGACCAGGGTTAATTATCATAGATGACTTAGAAGATCCTGAGCAGATCATTAATGATGACTATAGGAAAAAGACTTATGAGTGGCTCTATGCTGATGTAGTCAAAGCTGTACCGAGAATAGGACCACTTGCAAAGAGTTGGAAGATTGTCTATATTGATACTCTGAAGCATGAAGACTCTGTTCTTCAAAAGCTGCTCGATTCTAATGAATGGAAATCTATTCGTCTTGAAGCTTGTGATGATAACTTTCAATCAACAGCTCCTGGGTTTATATCTAATGAAGATATTCAGAAGGAATGGGAGCAGCATGTTGCGGCTGGGCAGACTGACGTATTCTTTCGTGAACTTCGTAACCTTCCTATTTCAACAAAGGATGCAGCGTTCAGAGTCGAGTATTTCAAGTATTACAATATCCCCTTTGGCAATACAAAGAGAGAAGGTGATATAGAGACTTTCGATGTAGATATTCAACAGAATAACAATATCGAAACAGTGGTAATTGTTGATCCTGCTAAGACGGTCAAGATCCATTCGGCCGAGTCGGCTATTGTAGGAATAGGAATTGATCTTGCTTCGGCAAAACTTTACATCAGAGATGTAATATCTGAAAAGTTCTATCCTGATGAACTCTACGATGCTATGTTTGGGATGGCTCAGTTGTTAGGTGCGAAGGTGTTGGGAGTTGAGGAAACATCCCTTAACGAGTTTATCAAACAGCCGATTAAGAATGAGATGTTTAAACGTGGTACTTTCTACGAACTAATCTGGCTCAAAGCCAGAGGCGGAATGAAGAAAGAGCAACGAGTAAAGGAACTTGTTCCATATTATAGGGGTGGCTATATCTATCATAATGCAACCTGTGCAACAATGAGAAAACTTGAGCAGCAGTTGTTAATGTTCCCTCGTTCGGCTCTCTGGGACTTAATGGATGCTGAAGCATATCTCATTGAAATGCTTGAGCTTGGTGAGAGATATTTTAGTCCGGCTGAAGATCTTGGTGATGTTGAAGCAGAATTTAAATCTATTCAATATGAAAAAACTGTTGACGATTGGAGAACTGCATGATACCTGTACATAGAAGATGGAAAGATCAAGATGGATTTTTTGCTAAACTACATTGGATAATCTGCCAGCCGATCATAGCTGGCATAATCGGCTCTTCGTGTGTCATTCTCATAGCTTGGTTAGGTGGAATCTTTTCAACCTTTCCATCTACCTATGCTCAGAAATCTGAGCTCACGACTCTTCAAATAAGGCAGCTTTCTGATTATAGAGATCTTGAATCGAGAAAGCTAAATAGAGATGACTATATAAGAGAGCATACCCTTTTAAGAGAGGAAATGACTAAGGGTTTTGACAAGATGGATAAGGCTGACGAGAGAATTTTCAATGCACTTATTACTATACGATCAACTCAGATTGCGCAGGTAAAGAAACAAGAGTTTAATAAATAAGATTGTTTAATCATTAAACGGACTGGAGGAAAATAGAATGAAAAAGTTAAAGTTTACGATTGTAGGAATAATGCTGCTAATTGCTTCATTAGCTATAGCGGCTGATCAAGTCAATGTAATAGGCTATACTCCCTTCGCTTATGGAAAAATTACAGTCTTAAGCACTGCAGCAGTAGGTCTAAATACTACCTACGCAGCAACAGCTGGTGCAGTCTTTATTACTGTAGAGACAAACAATATCAGATACAAAATAAGTGGTGGACTGCCGACATCAACAGATGGGCATTTGGTAGTAACCACTGCTTATCAGAATATCTGGCTAAATGATCCAGCATCAATCAAAAAATTTAAAGCTATAGGAATCAGTGGAAGTGCTACACTTCATGTAACCTATTATCGGAGGAACTAATATGAAAAAGATACTCTTATTATTACTTCTTATTCCTTGGTTAGTTGCTGCTGGTCCTATCAGTGGCGGACCTATTCAAGGTGGTGAAGGGGGAGGTGGAGTACCTCTTGCCACCAATCAAGAGACGATCACCGGCACTGACAGCACAAAGGCGGTCACTCCGGCAGGAATTAACACAAGACTTCAGGCCGCACCTATCGTCAAAGCCGCCACAGGGACGATTACGGCTACTGAAATGTCTGGCCGGTCAATCGTCAACACAGGACAGACAGCAGATGCCGCGCAGACTATGGATGCGATTCTTGCCGGATATACTTTCAACTATGCCATTGTCACCACGGTAGGAAAATATAATCTCCTTGTTCCACAGGCAACGGAACATATCCTTTTAGATGGTACGGACTGCGGGGCCGGTAAATATGTTGGTGTGGCAAGTGCGGTTGCGGGAGCGGTGTTGTCTTGCAAGTCATTCGCTAACGGCATTATCTTTTGCTCTCAACTTGCCGGGCTGTTTGCCTGCGAACCTTAGAGGTGACTATGAAACGATTTCTTTTAATACTTTCCTTTTTGCTTCTGCTGACCGGGAATGTTTTCGGCGCGGCCTGCGGTTCTGGCCCGTTCTATGTCTCGTCTGCCGGTAACGATACGAACAATGGAACTTCAGCAGCAACACCGTGGGCGCATCATCCTTGGGACGCCAATAAATCAGGGAACGCAAACTGCACATTGGCTAGTGATAACACCGTCTACATGAAAAAGGGTGATATATGGTTTGATTGTAGCATTACTTCTGCACAGTCCAGCATTCCTGGACACCAAATTATGACATCAACTCTCGATGGATTTGGAACCGGGGCAAAACCTATATGTTCCGGTTCGGCAGACACTAGCGGATATGATTCTGGTTGGACGGATGACGGCGGTAATGCCTGGCATCGTTCAGTGACGACCGAACCTAAGCTAGTCGCCTATGACAATGTTATTTTAATTAAAGATACCGGAACTTCTCCCGCTGCGAATAAGTGGTTTTGGGCCGCAAATGTCCTGTATGTGAATGTCGGCGGAGATCCAGCTTCTACGACAAAATGGAGGGTTGGAAAAAGGAATAATCCCCTTTATATCAACACCGATTATGTTACGGTTAAAGATATTGCTTTTGAGGCAGGGAACAATGAGTTCGTTGGCATGGTGTATGTAAATGGCCGGACGGGAACGATCCTTGATGGCCTCAATGTATCATTAGGATACGCTGGAATCACAGCCACGATCACGAATGGCGAGATAAAGAACAGCGTTTTATCTAACTTCAAATCAAATGCCGGAGTATGGGGAACAGCGCTGGCCCTCGTATCCATGAACACGGTCGCCGCGCACGATAATGAAATTAGTTCTGCTGGGACGGGTATTCTCGTATCAACCGCCGCTACCGCTTTGACGACATACCGAAACAAAATCCACGATATTGATAATATCGCCTTAAACGTGGTCTATGGATTCCATTTGGGCGCAGGAGTTGAAGACGTCATTTCGTCCGCTGAAACTATTTATAATATCGGCACGGCAAACAGCACGAACGCCATTGGGTATTTTAATCAAGGGAATAGAAATATTCTCACCAGCCGGTCAAAAATTTACAATTCGAGATATGCCGGTGCTGCGATCACGAATGGAGATAATAATTCATTAAGCGACACAGAAATATATAATTGCGGCTATAAGACGGTTGATGGATCGGACTGGATTTACTACGGCGCGGGCGGTCAGGGGGCCGCTGTATTTGTTACAGGATCGTCTGAGCATAATAGCGTCTCGCGCATCAACGCACATGACAATTACCAGGGCATTATTAACGGTACGACTTCAGGCGCTGGGGGAAATGTTTATTTCTATAACCGCGTGGTGAATAACGTCGTCAATGGGATGGGAAGCGTTAGCGACAGCCCGGACGCCGGAGCAGAGTCCAATAAATATTACCACAATACCATTTACCACGGAACGTCTATCAACAATAATCCCGCGTATAGAGGGCACGCTCTCTTTCTGCAAAACTCGGTTGCGGGGTCCGGAAACGCTACATTTGGGGGCAATCTGATTTACATTCCACATGCGGGAACAGACACGCATGGAATATGGATTCAGGAAGATGTCACTTATTTCATTGCAAGTCTCAAAATGGATTATAACCTGATTTATGCTGCTGAAGTGGATACGATATTAGCGGCCCATAACGCGACACACTACACAACCTATGCCGATTATCGTGGTGCTTCTGGTATTCAAACAGTCAGCGCAAAAATTACCGGCCTTGATGGGATTCAGGCAAACGCTGAAAGCCATAGTGTCTTTGGCGATCCCCTTTTTGTTTCCGCAACTGATTTCAGATTAAAGGCAGGTTCACCGGCGATCAATGCTGGTGTGAATGTCGGCCTGACCACCGATTTCACAGGCGGGAAGATAGCAGGCAAACCGGATATTGGCGCATACGAACGGAGAGGTACATTTTTCTAAGAGCGAGGCTGTCTGATCTGCGCTCACAGAATCAGACCGGCGGAAGGTTGCCGTGCCCCTGTGACGCTGAATATAAAAAAGGGAGGATAAAGTCAAGATGACAATGAGACAAGTTAGAATTGGTCCTTTAACGAATATTGTTCAGTATGATGATGCAGAATTTGCTAATGCTATAGAAACAGATCAGCCGATGAAAGTGGGTGCGCCTGTTGGTCTTGATGACGCTGTGAGATTGGCAGATATAGGTAGTGGATTAACTCAAAGTATCACAGTCGTAACAGATGTAGTTGGACCGACTATGGCTGTCCTACATTTTACTAATGGTCTGCTAACTTTAATAACTTAGGAGAATCAAATGCCTTACATAGTAGTAGGTGAACCATCAGGGTGGAGAGATGAAGTTTATAAGAAAGACTTCGGCTATAAGTATCCTATGAGACTGGATCTTCGTCCTGATAGTAAGCTGCATAAGAAACTTCGCTCTCGAATCTGGGAACGTGCTCAAGCATCAAGGAGTGAGATTTCTAAGCGTTTTCCATCTTGGCGTCAGATTGATAAGACATTGACTACTTATATGCCACTGAAAGAGAAGGAAGAAGAGTTAAGATCAAAGGATCCTTCTAAGCCTGTGAGTATAGTGTTTCCTTATAGCTATTCAATGCTTGAGGCATTGTTAACTTACTTATCATCAGCATTCTTTCAAGATCCTATGTTCCAGTATGAGGGGGTTGAAGATGATGATACTATAGGGGCAATGCTAATGGAGTTGGTTATTAGACTTCATTGCATTAAGAATAAGGTTCCCTTGGCTGTGCATACAGTGTTGCGTGATTCTCTTGGGTATGGCGTAGGAATTGGAATTCCTGAGTGGAGACGACAGTATGGAAAAAAACTTATTAAATCGACTACTGCGACTGAATCAGAATTAGGGATTGATATTCAGAATACGAATAGGTTTGAGAATGCTCTCTTATTTGAAGGGAATGCTCTGTCAAGTATTGATCCCTATATGTGGCTTCCAGATCCATCTGTCTCTAGTGATAATATTCAGAAAGGAGAATTTCTAGGTTGGATTGATAGAGATAGTTATGTAAACTTATTGAGTAAGGAAGGTCAGCCAGACTCAGGACTATTCAATGTAAAGTATTTGAAGAGCAAGGGAAATAAGAGATCAACTCTTGCACTTGATGAAAGCGAACGGCAGACAAGACATGGTGGCTCTACTGATCTGCAAAGGACTATGTCAGGGACTTTGTTACCAGTAGATATCATCCATATGTATATTACACTTATTCCAAAAGAGTGGAAGTTAGGTTCTGGTGAGACACCTGAGAAATGGTACTTTGAACTGGCTGGAGATGATGTGATTATAGCCTGTGAGAAAGCAGATCACAATCATGGACAGTATCCAATGGCTGTAGCAAGTCCTGAGTATGATGGATACTCAATTACGCCAATAGGCCGAATTGAAGTTCTTTATGGTCTACAGCATACATTAGACTTCCTCTTCAATAGTCATGTGACTAATGTAAGAAAGGCTATTAATGATATGCTGATAGTTGATCCTTACTTGGTCAACATCAATGACTTGAAAGATCCTAAGCCTGGGAAATTAATTAGATTGAGGCGTCCTGCTTGGGGACGTGGAGTTACTAATGTAGTTCAGCAACTTCAAGTCAATGATATAACTAGAGCAAATATAGGCGATTCCACATACATTACTCAGTGGATGGATAGAATCTCTGGAGCTGATCAATCTATGAGTGGATCACTGAGACAATCAGGACCTGAGAGACTGACTGGTGCGGAGTTTAGTGGAACAAGGAGTTCGGCTGTCTCAAGATTACAACGTCTTGCTATGATCATAGGTATACAATTTATGCAAGATATAGGAACGCAGTTTGCCGTTCATACTCAGCAATACATGACTCAAGAGGCCTATGTAAATGTGGCTGGAAGATATGCTGAGCAGCTGATGAAGAACTTTACAAATGGAAAGACTCGTGGAAAGGTTAGTCCATCAGATCTGGCAATCAACTATGATTTAATTGTGAGAGATGGTTCAATCCCTGGTGGCAACTTCAACTCCTCGTGGATTGAGTTGTTCAAGACGATAGGAACAACGCCTGAATTAACTCAGCAATTTGACGTAGTTAGGATTTTTACTTATATTGCTCAGCAGATGGGAGCAAAGAACGTTGAGGATTTTAGACGTAATGTAGGCAGGATTCAAGCACAGACTATGCCTGATGAACAAGTTATGCAACAAGTTCAGGCTGGCAATCTTGTACCAACAGGGGCTTAAGATGGAAACAATTCAAGTTAGAGTAAGTAGAGATGCAGTGGAGGAATTCAAATCCTCTATTCTCTGGGCTGATATGGTTGAAGAGCTTAAGTCATGGAAAGAGGGATTTAATAGAGAGCAGAGTTCTATAGTTGATGAAGCCGAAGCAACTAATCCTTCGACTGCATCTGTCTTATTACATCTAGGAGATCTTAATGGAAGGCAGAAAGCTGTTGACTATTTCCTAAGTCTTCCTGATGTATTCTTAAGTATTATTAATGAGCAGAAGGAGGAAAAAGATGGACGCAAACAAACCGACTGATCAGGAGATGGGAAGTGCTTTAGCAATATACCTTAGAGAAGTAAGGGCAGCTGTTAATGCTCTTTCGGCTGGCACAGGTGTTGGAACAACTACTCTCAATATGGTATTGGGAACTACATTACTTGATGTAGGAGTTGACCTCGGTATGTTCGGAGTTGATCTAGTGAGAGCCACAGCCGATGTAGCAGTCTCTATCGACACTATCATCCACGGTATAAGTGGACAGATAAAAATCTTTATTGCCCTTGATGGGAATATTACACTAGTTGATGGTATAGCAGCAGGTGGGCATCTTTATCTTAATCAGCTACCAGCATTGTCTTCATTCGCTATGCAAACCGGAGATGTGATTGCATTAGTAAACATCGATGGAGATGGATCAGTAATTACTGGTTACTGGAGAGAGTTGTTCAGATCAGTAGCGTTGAAATAAGATCGTTTAATCAATAAACAAACTTAAACAAGGAGGAGTTGTCATGCCAGAAGAAAAGAAAGTAAACAGCGAGATTGAAGAAATGCTCACAGCGTTAGGTGACCCTACGCCTGAGGATTTGAAAGACAATGATGATGACAAAGGTGAAGAGACTGACGAAGAGAAAGCGGCAAGAGAGACAGCTGAAGCTGAGGCAGCTAAGTTAACAGATGAAGAGAAGGCAGCTAAAGCGAAAGAGGATGAAGATGCTGAGGCTGCAAAGTTGGCTGAAGAAGAAGCAAGAAAGAACGAGACCGAAGAACAGAAGAAGGAAAGGGAAGATAAGGAAGAAGAAGCTAGAGTTGAGGCAGACAAGAAAAAAGAAAAGGAGGCCTTGGATTCACTTGAAAAAGAAAGACAAGACAGAGAGAAAGCTGAAAAGGTTGAAGAAGAAAGACTCAAGGCTGAAGAAGATAAAAAGAAAGCAGCGAAAGAACCGCTTAAGCTTGACGAACAAGACTTCATCGGCGATCTTGATCTCGAAGAACTGACCCGTGATAAGGCAGCGTTCAATAAGATCCTCAATGCAGTCTATTCGAAAGGTGTGAGTGACTCTAAGCAGTTATCCACAGAAAGCGTTCTTAGTTCTATTCCAGAGATTGTCAAGCACAACTTGACACTTCTCACAACATTGAAGGAAGCGAGTGATAATTTTTATAAAGAAAATGCCGATCTCACTCCCTTCAAACGTGTCGTAGCTTCTGTCTTTGAAGAGATTGCAGCAAAGAACCCTGACAAGAAGTACGGCGAGCTTATGAACCTTGTTGCGCCTGAAGCAAGGAAGAGGCTCAATCTTCATGAGCAGGCTGTTAAAAATGCAAAGAAGGAAGACGATAAAGGAGGTGGTACTCCTCGTCTTCACGGCGCAAAAGGTGGACAACGTCAAGCTCAAATGCAGAAGCCAAACACTTCAGCAATTGAGAAAGAAATCTCAGAAATGAATAAAACATTAGGGAGGTAATAAAGTTATGGCTCTTGAAGATCGTGGTTCTGAACATCAAAGAGAAGTAGTCGACAAATTCATCGATCCTGCTGCATCAGTTGAGATGACTACGTTAGACTATGTAGTCCGTCCCAGTGCAATGACTGCGCCTATGGTTATTGTTCTTCCGCCGGTATCAGAGGCAAAGGGTCGGTTCTATTCAATCGTAGTTAGACATGCAAGTGTGGCGAATTCCATTACTGTGACTCACAAAGATGATTCTGAATGCTGGATGGATATTGTTCTGACGAGTAAGTGTGACAGATTACTTATGTATAGCGATGGTCTCTTCTGGCATCCGCTGGCTGCAATTCTGCCGAACTTCCCAGAAGGTTATGATTACGACTATCAACAACAGTAGGCGTTAATTGCAATAGATCGTTTAATGGTTAAACAAACTTAATTCTCATGGAGGTGTAAATATGTTTCTTGGTATGAGAGGTACGGGCGACTGGGTCACTGGACAGCGTCCTATGAATTGGAGAGAGCAGATTATGTATCTGTATCCTAATGGTCAGGCTCCTTTAACGGCGATCTTATCAATGATGGGATCTGAATCTGTAGATGATCCTCAGTTTCATTGGTGGACTCAGGAACAGTCTGCTGTCGGTGGAGCGGTTTCTGGTGTATTCACTCTGCCTGATCTATCTGCTGCATATGCAGGCGGTGGAGTGATTGGAGATGTTCTCTATGTGAGAATCACTACGACTCTCGCAAACAGAATTAGAGAAGGTCACCAGATCCTTCTGCGTGATTCTGCAGATTATCGAGTTGATATTGTCGGTAAGATTGTTGGTGTTGTTCGTGGAACAATCGTCTCTATTCTCTCTGTGAAATTGCTTGAAGATGACGATAACTCTATTGACCTTGGCGGAACAGCAGATCTTCAGACCTGCGATACGTTCAAGATCATCGGTAATATCAACCCTGAGGGTGGCGAGATGCCAGATGCTATCGCTTTGAATCCTGTGAAGGTCTACAACTATACGCAGATCTTTCGGTCTGCTCTAAGTATGACTCGAACAGCGTTGAAGACGAAACTTCGTACACCGGAACAACGTCAGAAGGCAAAATCAGAGTGCCTGGAAATGCACTCCTGGGAAATGGAACTGGCATTCCTTTGGGGAATCAGGACTGAGAACATTGGTGACAATGGTAAGCCTGAACGAACCACTATGGGTGTGATCAACTTCATCCGCCAGTATGCCCCATTAAATTGCAGTGACTTTACCCTTGACCCGACTTACGCTGGTCAGACTTGGGCACAGATGGGTCAGGCCTGGCTAAATATTATGCTGGAGCAGATCTTCCGTTATGGAGCGGCTGATAAATTAGTTCTCTGTGGTTCTGGTTTCTTGATGGGAATTGATGCACTAGCCCAGGCTGGAGGCGTAATCAATCTTCAACCTGGCGCCAAGACCTATGGCATGGAGATTCGTCAGTGGATGACACCTTTTGGTGTTATCAATATGAAAACTCATCCGCTCTTCAGCTATGATGCTACTACCCGTAATATGGGAGTGATCATTGAGCCGAAGGAACTGTCTTATCGTTACATTGATGATACTACGTTCTATGGTGAGTCTTCAGCAAAGCAGCATGCGGAGGGCTACGGCCAGAGACGTATTGACGGTATTAATGAGGAGTTTCTCACTGAAGCCGGACTCGAGTTTGGTTTGCCTCAGAAGTGTGGTATTCTCAATGGTGTTGGCTTGGACAATGAGTTAGTATTGCCTTAACCATTGTCTTTGACCCAGTTGCTGGGGGGAGGATTCCAGACTCCTTACCTCCCTCCAGCTTCTTTTATATTGGAGATGTTATGAACTTCTTACAAGTACTTTTAAAGTTCAGAGAGCTATCAGGCAGATTTGATCTTGTCTCAGATGTCGGAGTAGACACTGGGGCAGGATTCTTTATCAATGAGGGAAGGAAGTTCCTTGATCGGCTGGATGAAAATCAGAAGTCATGGGGAACTTCTTTTCGCTTCCTTGATATAGGATTCTATTCAGTTCAATTTCCTTACTGTAGAGCGATCAAAGAAGTATGGGCTGCTACAACTACACAAAGGTGGCAGCTTGAGAAAAAGAATATTCAAGATCTGATCAATGGCTATATGCTAGATAATCCAAGTTCTCGTACACCAGGCCCTCCTCAATACTATTCTCCTTGCATTACAAGGGCCATTCCTGAGAATCAACCAATGAATTCGTTTGAGTCTTTTCTAGGCTGGATAGATGTGCCACTAGGAAATGCTCATGAGTATAATGCAATCTTAGTCAACACTCCTACAGACGAGAAGTTGACTATTCTAATCAATGGTCTCTTTTATTCGGCTGAGTTGATTAATCCTACTGACGAAAATTACTGGTCTGTAGCTCATCCCATGTTACTTTACATGGCAGCTATGAGACAAGTCGAAGTTACAAATAGAAACACTCAAGGTGTTAAGGATTGGGAAGCTTCAATAGCATCAGACACAAAAACACTTGGTTATGATCTTGTTGAAGAGAATATAGCCGAAGCAGATGAGATGGGGGATTAGTGATGGATAACAAGAGAGTTGAAGATCTTGAAAGAATTACTAAGAGATTAATGAGAAGGACTGGAAAAACAGCAGCTGTACTGATCACTCCTTACCCAATCTCTAATGCAGTGTTTGGGGAGAAACTTAGTGGGCCAATCCTTCGTTATATGTTCCCTTGTGATGGAATTATAGTCAAGGGAATAGTGAAGTTTGGAACCAAACCTAGGACATTGGTAACTGTTGGAGTTAGACTATTCAATGACGCTAAGTCAGCATCTAAAGGTTTTACGACTGATAGAAAAATGACAACTATTCAGCCAGAACTTCTAGTAACTGCTGGAGACTGTCTTGAAGTCTCCCTTGAACCTGGAACTGAAACAGTTACTGAAATCTGGATATCTTTCCTCTGGCGTCCAGCTGTGAAAGATGTAGAAGCTAAAAGTTTCTTAATTGAGGAGATGGAAAATGATCTACAGGAAAGGACAAAGTCTTTGACCGCCGAAGAGCCCTTGCCGTGAAGCAGGGAAAGATTGTTTAATGGTTAAACGAACTATTGAGGATTCTAAAGATGCGCGAGTACGAGTGGAACATAGACAAGGCGTTGACAAAGGGATTAAGTCCTGAGCCTCTGCCAGTTAATGCTGAGTTTCTTTATCAGTGCTTGGGATTTAGATGTGGAAAGGCTAGATTGGAAGCTCATGTTCCGTTGACTGATCCGATTCCAGTTACTGTTGATAAGTATTATGACTGGCCCTTTCCACAGTTTCTGGCTGGAGATGCATTTAATATCTTGGTAATTAGAGATACTGTTAATCAGCAAGATTCGGTATATAGTGTTAGTGCAGATCACTTGACAGTCACCTTTATTTTTAATGTTGATGAGCTTACTTTTGGTAAGGGTTCGTTGATGGAGTATGCAGACTTTGGCGAGTATGCTATTATGGTAAATGGAAAGATTACGATAGCTTGGAATCCAACACTAAATGCTTGGGGAGCTTCACTTGCTCAAGCAACTATTCCCTTGATGAAAACTATCTGCAATTTTAAAGGTCAAGCAGTAGGTGGTGGTGTTGTAGCTGGAACTTGGTATGACTGTGATGAGACCTCCTATATATGGTCAAAGATTGGCTCAATAGATTTTATTCCAGATGAGAACAATGAGGCTGGATATAGAAGATGTCCTTATGGTGGAGTCGTTTATCAAGTGAGAAGACTAGGTGATTTCGTTGTAGGTTATTCATCAAAAGGACTTGTCTTAATGGCAGCCGTTTCTGAGCCAGCTCAAACTATCGGATTTAAAGAACTCTGTCCAGTTGGTCTCATTAATCAAGGTGCTATGTGTGGAAATCTTGATCGACATATCTATGTTGGTGAAGACTATGTACTTAGGGAAGTGACGAAAGACGGAGTCAAGGAACTTGGATATCAGTACTATCTTGAACAGTTAGTTGGCTCAGATATTATCATATCCCAAGACCCAGCAAAGAAGGATTTCTATATCAGCAATGGAACGAAGACTTTTTTATTAACAGCTAATGGAATGACTGAAGTGCTTCAGCATCCTTCGTCAGTGTGGAGAAGTAATAAAGTATCTTATATGATTCCTGATGTAGTCGACAGTCGATTACCAGTCATTACATCTGAACCTATTGACATGGCTTATGCAGGACAGAAGACAATCTCCTCTATCGAAACAGACGTTATGGTTGTAGACAGTCCAGAAGCAGGAGTAGATTATTCGAATAGTCTTTCTACATGGGGACTAGCGACATTTAAGCCTATGAACAATCAGGGAATTGCAGCTGTAGCTGCAAGTGGAAATGCTTTCAGAGTTAGCTTAAGGTTTGCTGAGATTTACAATAATACAAGGATCAGCTATATTAAGGTGCGATTTAAGATGACTGATCTCAGGGGGATGCGAGGAGTATATCCGCCACCTACTTCATTCAGAGGTGTTGGTAATGAATTGAATGCTTTGTTGAAAGGACTCTAAGATGTTAACGAAACTATTACCAGATCAAATCTCAACATTCTGGCCTGTGATTAAATATGCAGTTGAGCAGTCTCTTCCGCCGACAGTAGGAGAGCATCCTGATAAGATGAATCGGATGCTTTCTGCAATGCTGAGAGGAGATTTAGAAGTTTGGGCCTCTTATCAGCAACCAGAGAGAAAATTTGAAGCGATTGTAGTTACTCAAATTCTCTATGACGACGCAAGTAATATGAAGAACTTGTTACTCTACTGCGTCTACGGGTATATTAAGATTAGTGACTCTAGTTGGATTGAAGCCTGGGAAGCAATGAATAAGTATGCAGCTTCACTTGGGTGTAAGAAGATTGTCTGCTATTCATCTAATCCCTTTATCATTCAACAGGCAAAGTTATTTGGAGGAGATACAAGTTTCACATTTATATCTTTTCCTATAAGTTCGTTTAACGATTAAACGGTCTTTGGAGGTATAGTTATGGGTTCTTCAGGTGGTGGTGGAGCATCGGGAGCAGTTAGTCATTCAGCATACTTAGAACAGATTCATACTAAGTGGTTAGATGCTGCAAATACTGATACTATAAATAAGTCAGTTACGAAGGCTATGGATGACGCTATTGGTAATTCACCTTGGACTGGCTTAAGCGCTTATGACCCAGCCGCTGACATTGCTTCGTATGAGGCTGTAATTGCAGCCTTTCAAGTATTGCTTAGTGGATTATCTGATACAGTCGACTGGGCTGCCTTGTATGCGCAGGCTGATTTGACATTAGCAGGACCGGCTGAAGCTGCCTTGCTAACAGATGCTGCAGCTTTTGGTGTTATACTTGATGCTGATCTCAATACAAAAATCTTACCTCGTTTCAGACGAGGGATGCAAGATATCAATGCAGTCGTATCGTCAGCCTTTGTGTTGGGTCAGTCTGTGATTGAAGGATTTAGAGATAGAGAGCTTGCAAAGTATCTCTCGGCTCTACGTTTAGATACCAATGCTAAGAAAATGGCAGCTACAGATATGATGGTGCAGATGGCTGGTAGACGAATTACCTGGAATGAAGAATATGTGAAGATGTTTATTGAAGCCAGCCGAATCAAACTTGTGGCAAAGAAAGAGCAAACAGACAAAGATGCTACAATAGATGAAGCAGATGCTAAGTGGGACTTAGGCGTGTTTCAGTTTGGTGGAAATCTTATGGCTGCTATCGGTGGTGGTACAGCTATTCCCTATATGCCTGGAACGAATACAGCTGCTTCGGTTCTTGGTGGGACGTTGAGTGTAGTGGGAGCAGCAGCACAGATTTACAGTTCCCTTAAATAGGAATTAACTATGGGTTCAAATCTATTTAGTGATATGTTCAAGGGTACTTCGGACTTTCTAGAGAGTATTCCTATAGTTGGAGAAGTACTAAAGACGGCTGATAAAGTCGCAGTAAATACTGATCCAAGTCAGTTAGCTTTCTCAGCCGTTGGAAAGTTACTTGGTGGTGAGGTAGAGGAACACTATACAGGTGAGGAGGCAAGAAAAGGGGCTGGTCATACTATTGGTATGGCAGCGCTGGCTTATTTATTGAGTGGAGCAGGTGCAGCTAGTGAGGGAGCCGCTGCTACACCAGAAGTCGGACAGGCAGCTGGTATAGCAGCTGAGTCAAACTTTGCTGCTGATGCTGCTATTTATGGTGGAGCTGGAGTAGAGGCAGAAGGTATGACTCCTCTTGCTGCTTATACATTAGGTGGAGCTCCAGCAGCTGAGTATGGGCTTACAGTTACTGGAGCACCTGCTACTGTGGGAGAGGTAGCTCCCCTATCTTCTTACACAATGGGACAGGCTCCGACTACAGCTGAGAAGTTGCTAAGCGCTCAAAATATAAAGAGTGTTATGAAGGCTGGAAAGACAATCTATTCGATAGGTAATCAGGAAGGGCAGCCAACAATAAGTACTAGTCCAGCATCTTCTGGCAGACAAGTAGATCCTGAGACGCAAGATATTAATAAGTTAATGGGAGACGCTTTAGGACCAGATCAGTCAAGTCTCATATTTGATAAGAAAGGCATTACATTAAAGAACAGTGATCAGAATGCAATGTATAAGAGTTTCTTAGGTGGAGATGGTGGATCTAGAGTCGGCTCTTCGATGCTTACACAGAGTAAAGGTGATCTAGCATTTAGAACTATTAAGCCAGAACCACTTACAGATACTAAGGAAGAAAATAAATACTCTGGTATGAAGAATACGAGTGTTGCAAGCCCCTTTTACCAGCCAACAGCTTAGGAGGATATAGAAATGGCAGATTTGATTAACCCTTTAGTTGCACAGTACTTGTCAGGCTTAGGCTCTGATTTGATGAAGTATGGAGCCAACACTAACAATGGACTTCAGTTAGAGAATGTTAATGCTATAACAAATCAGAGTATTAAAAGTAACAATATGATGAAGTTACTTCAGAGCGCTCTAGGACCTGATGGGTCTAGTGTGAATATAGATAACAGGGGAGTCACACTCAAGGCTACGAATGACTCTGAGTTGTTTAAGCAGATGCTTGATGGTTCAGGAATCAAGACTCCGAACGCAACTATGGATGAGAGTGGAAACCTTGTACCTAAGGTAAATGCTTCATCAGGACCAGCTGTTCCACTTTCTAATGAATCTCCTGCATCAGCACCAGTTACTACGACAGCTCCTACGACACCTTCAGGGATAATTAATCCTTTTGGTATTACTCCGCCACCTATTACTGGAATGCCAAAGATAAGTGTGGCTGATTTAGCTGGACTTAATCCAACTGATATTATGTCAGTAGTGGATGCAAAGGCTAAGCAAGATCAGCTTAAGCAAATGTCTTATAAGGAACTTGTAGATACAATGTATAAAGGTGGTTCGTTGGCAGTTGATGTTCCTTATAAGAAAGCTTTGACAACGCAAGCAAATGCGGCTGCAGCAGAGAATACACCTTCTGTTCCTATCGTAGTAGGTGGAAAGACAATGACTGTCACGCCGAAAGATGCTATAGCATGGGCTAAGGTTGATAAGGAAACTAAAGATGCAAAGGTTAAACAGTTTGAGTATGCTGTGAGTAAAGGCTACACAGGCGACTTTGTAAAGTTCTTGAATACTGAAACGACAACAGATATTAAGAACTTTGATAAGGCTGTAGCTGGTGGATATAAGGGAACATTCGATAACTGGATGCTAACACATGAGAGAGCCAGAGCAATCTCTCTTGGTGAGAAAGTTGAAGAGAAGAAGACTATGGCAGGTCTTGGTGGACAGCTGTATTTCAAAGATCCTAAATGGACAAGTGATCTTGATAAGCATATTCAGACGTTTAAAGAAAAAGAGCTTTGGAATGTTAAGGATGAGAAAGATAGACCAATGGCACTTGCTAAAGAGAACGTCAAGTTTATTGAAGGAAAGATTATAGGCGGCGGAGGAAACATTCAGAATGTGGCTATGGAAGCAGATGGAAAGACAATGGCCTGGACAGTGAAGTGGCCTTCTGGAGATACTGAGACGATTAAACGACCTATTAAATAGGAGTAAAAGATGCCTTCAGGACTTGATTTGTTAGATGGAAAAGCTCCAGTAGCGAATGCTCAAAGTGGAAATGCTAAGTCTGGATTGGAGCTACTTGATACTGCAGCACCAGTAGCACCAGTAAGTATTGTTCCAGCTAAGAATGAATTCTCTCTTAGCAATCCAGACGCTTACGATCCTTTGAAGATAATGGGAAGAATTGTTCCTAAAGAACTACCACAAGATAGCGGTGGTGTATGGGAAGGATTAGTCAAACCTACACTAAAAGCAATTCCAAGAGTCGCTATTCATACAGCTGCAAGTATGCAACAGATGCCGATATCAGGAGCTGCTGCATTGGCTAAGTTTATTTCATCTGGTGGTGATTTAGATGCAGCAAATAAAGTCTTAGAGGAGAATCAGAAAGCGTTAGATGATTTTTACCTAACTACTCCTGAGGAAAGAAAAGGAGCTGAGAATATAGGTCTCGCCATGAAGCCTTTTCAAATGGCTGGACAAGGATGGAAAGATATTATAGGACAGACTGCATTAGGAGGGACGATTGCAGAGCCTATTGTTGCTACGATAGGTGAAGCCTCAGCAATGTTTGGATTGAGCAAGTTAGGCAGTGTAGTGAAGAATAGAAAGGGAGCAGTCATTCCTCCAGCAGAAAATACTGTCCCTGGAACATCTGGCACTCCTTACTCTTTTGAAGAGTTTATTAAGGAGGCTGATCCTATTATTGAGAAAGCTGTTGAGCTGAATAAGCAGCAGAAAATAGTTGAGAATATTCCTGATGAGGTATTAAAAAGCGCACAAGAGAAAATTCTTGAAGTGCAGAAAACTCAACTTGAGCTGGAAGCTAAAGTGTTGCAAGATAAGATTGACCGTAAGAAAATTGCCGAAGAAGATCTGAAGGCGAAAGGACAAGAAGTTCAGGATATTAAAGATGGGAAGGTTGAGGCTGAACCAGAAGTAACCAAGACTGAATTACCTTCCTTTGATAGTGATAAGGAGATGTTGAAGTCTCTTGGATATGAAGAAGCTGAAATTTCAGTGATGAAGCCTGAAGATGTACAGAGGATTCTGAGTAGTGAAGAGTCTGTACTAGTCAAATCTGGAATCGATATTCTTGAACCTAAGACTAAACCAGTAACTTCAGGGATAGAGTTGTTGAATGAAGCTGTTAATAATCTGCCTCAAGAAAATATTATAAGTGAGAATATTAATAACTTTGTACCGAAAGGGAAGTCAAAATTTCTGCCTGCATTAAGAGTCGATGGAAAGATTTATAGCGAAGGTCTTAATCATGGAGAAGTTTTAAATTCTATTCCTTCTGAGATAATGGATAACGCTAAGAATATAGAATCTGGTTATGTGAATAAGAAAGGTAAATGGTTCTCAGAGGATGAGGCGAAGGCTACTTTAAAACTTCAACCTATTACTGATATTGATCTTCAGACAGGTACTCCTTTGCCTGAGAAACTTAAGTCAGCTAATCATCCTTTTCGCGATAAGAATGCTGAACATACTAATACGATGAAGACTTTGTTGCAAGAGAAAGTTAACAATGTAGATGCACCGCCAGAAGTTTTCACTCGATACTTAATCAATGAAGTCAATCGTTATCTTAATGGTGAAGAAGTTCAGATTGATAAAGTAAGAAATGGCTTAAGTGAGTTAGCAGCAAGGGCTGATAATCTTAAGACACAGTTTGATATGCCTGATGATTTTAAAGCTTGGAGGGGGACAGTTCAAGAGGCTGCAAGATGGGCAAGGGAATCAGATCGTTTAATGGGTAAACGAACTGGTGGGACACAGCTTAATGCTGGAATAGACCCTACACAGATTCCTGAAGCAACAAGAAAGATTATTGAAGGCGCAAAAGCACTTGCTCGTTATACGGCGAAAGCAAGAGGGATGAAAGAATTTAAACCTGGAGCAGCTGTTCAAAGAATAAGAGAAGAATTAGTTCGATCTGGAATTGATCGTTCTGGAAATATAAGAAGAGAGTTGTTAGATCAGTTAGGTAATGAAGGTTATGAGATTATTCAGAAGATGTACCTTTCCAAAGGTGCTTCTTCACTTGCTGCTCAGCAATTAAAGCAGATGAGAAAGGAAGTCTATGATGGACTCTCTAGAGACGAAAAGAGAATTCTCGATAACTTGATTCTGGCTGATCGCATGCTTGATATTGGAAAGTATAAGACTACGAGTCAATTTAAATTCCCTGAAGGGTTAAGTCCTGTTGAGAGTGCAGCTTATAATGAACTCTTTCAATTTGTTGAGGAGTTGTCACCTGATAAGGCTGAGTTACTAAAGCAAAGAGCTCAAGCATATTTCGAATGGATGAAGAAACCTTTGAAAGATATGCTTGATGCAGAGCTGATTACTCAAGAAGAGTTCGATGCACTGGCGTCTCACAACTATCGCCGACTCAAACTTGTTGATGTCTTTGACAAACGCTATCAGACAAAGGTTGGGAAGACCAAGAGAACTGTTTATGACTCAGGTGTTGAGGCACTCTCTCATGGTCGTGATACAGATGTATTTGAGCCGAGTTCAGAAGTTATGGCTCTTGAGGTTTTCAATAGAGCTTATGGACGAATCTTAAACAATGCAGCTAATAAGAGCTTATTGGAGTTAGCAAGAAATGATAAAGATAATCCCTTCGTTGCTGTTAGAGAAACAAAGACTGACCGTATTCCTTCTGGTTGGGATAGAGTCTTTGTATATGAACAAGGTAATCGTAAAGCTATTTATCTCTCTCCTGACATGGCCAAAGAGTGGATAACAAATAGTCCAGAGATGAGCTATAAGTTAAGTCAGTTTATTCGCTATGCTAGCGGCTCTCCAATATTAAGAACAATGGCTACTGGAATTGACTGGGCATTTGCACTCGCTAACTTACCTAGAGACATTATGCACATCTGGTATGCAGCTAGACTGTTTGAGAATGGTAAGTGGACTCCTTTATATAATTCTAATATGCCAGCTTATGCAGTTCAGATGGGAGCTGATATTAGTGGTATCTTTCATGATGCAGCTATGAGAAAAGGTAAGTATCTTGACTATATTAAAGAAGGCGGAGGGATGGAGTTTTTAGTGCATCAAGGAAGGCTGATGCAGAGAGGGCGACATCTTGAGGGGAATATAGATAAGGTTCAAGATTTCTTAGGTTACTTTGGTGAGACTTCAGAGATCATGACAAGGCTTGCTATTAGAGATAGAGTGATTAAGAGAAGAGCAGCTGAGCAAGGGATCAGTTATGAGGAAGCCTATAAAGATCCTAAGGTCAGACAAGAAGCCACATTTGCTGCTCGTGATTACATGGACTTTGGTCAGGGTGGAGGGCTTGCTAAAGCCATTGATAATGGACTTCCTTATCTCAATGCTTCAATACAGGGAACAAGAGGATTATTTAGAGCATTCAAAGATAATCCTGTACAGAGTGTTTATAAGCTTTCACAATTTGCAGCGTTGGTGACTGGTATCTATATTGCCTATCAAGCAAATAGTCCTGAGACCGCCAAAGCACTTAAAGGTTCTCTTGATATGCAAAGTAATATTATACTTCCTCTTGGAGATGGATTTGGATTTGATGATGAGAAAGGACAAAGACGATATCCTTACATCAAGATTCCTCTTGATCCAAGTCAGAAGTTTTTCAAGATGTTATTCGAAGCTTGTTACGATAAAGCGACTGGGCAACAAGTTGATGCAGCCGGAGTAGGTAATGCTTTATCACAGGTCTCACCAGCTGGGATTTCATCTCTTCCGCCAACCTTAAGTGGTGCATTAGGTTATACATACAATAAGGACTTCTGGCTGAACGATGATATTTGGAAGAAGACTGATCAGCCATTAAGTTGGCCTAATAGTAAAGAAGAATACATTCCAGGGAAGACTCCTCAAGCAATGATTGATGCTGGAGCTGTTACTGGGTTGTCACCTGAGAGATTAAAGTATACTCTTTCGTCATTGGTGACTGGCGGCTCAATGTGGAGTTGGTTAGTTGGACAGGGCTACGATGCAGCTTTTGGTGATCTCCCACCAGTCAAAAAGGAGATGCATCTAGCTGAGATATTATCTAAGACTCCTATATTCAGGCGGTTCATAGGAATTACTAATCCTTATGCTCAGTATGCTGCTCCAATAGATGAGGCAAAGGAAGGTAGTATGATGAAGAGATGGATTGAGAATAGAGGACTCGATCAAAGAGTTGAAGCTTATCTCTACGAAGGTGGAAAGAGAGCTGATGTTATAGAGTATATAACCAAGACTGCTAAAGATCAGAATACAATGGAAAGATTGAGAGATAGATTTGTATTTCAAGAGAAGATTAAAGACCTTCCCAATCGTTCCTTCTGGTTAGCGTTGAAAGGAATTACAGATACAGAAGCAAGAGCAAAGGTGTTTGTTGAGAGATTTGATAAGACATCTCCGGAGCAACAGTCTCAGATGAATAAGGAGATTGGTATAGTCATTAACGCTGGCGGAGTTATCTCTGACGAGTTTAAACAGCAAGTTATGAAGGTCAGAGACGCTAACGCCAGAGCTAAGACTACACCATAGATCGTTTATTAATTAAACAAACTAACCCTCAAACCCTAGGATGTGTAAGGTGACGCCTACTCCTGGGGTTTTCATTACTTTGATCAACTGCATAGCTTCCATCGTAGCTATTACTTTTTCCATCTCAAATTTATCCATGTCTCCCTCGAAGTGCCGAGCGAACTGGAAGAGGGGAATGTCTTGAGATTGACTATTAGTGATAAAGACTATTGCATCATTGAGTAAGTCAGACGTTCCTGATCGTCCCATTCCTTTGAACACCTTACCCATCTTCATCTCAACTTCAGCTAAGAGGTCTATGGCCCTTTCAATGTCATAAGAGGTTATTACCATCTCGTCAGAGTGAGAAGCACAGCAGACCATTGCTAATGTAATGAGATGTTTGCGACGTCGGCCACAGTAACCATCAAATTTCTTGTCTTGAAAGGGCCGATGTGTATCAGCGTATTGACACCACTCAGAATAGATACTTAAAAATCCTTCAGTGTAACTCATTATTCCACTTAGCTGGTTGATTGCTTCGAGATCATAAATTAGTTTTTGCTGGAGTTGGATTTCTCGCTCAGTCTTTGTAGGTATGATAACCAGCTTTCCTCTTTTTTCTTCGACGACGAAAATAATTCTAGAAGTGAGTCCACCTCCGATCGACTCAATAGGGAGTGATGCTTGTATTGCATCAGGAGTAGTCCCAGCAAAGAGATTGACCCAGACTCCAACGACTTCTTCTTTTTTCCTTGCGATAGTTTCATATGTCCACCTATTATGGCAATCATACCACTCACATAGAGCGGCTATTAGTTCTTGATTGTGGTATCCCAAGAAGACTGTGAACTCAGTAGAGAATATTGTAAGGGATGAATGATAAGTCTGTTCGCCTGTCTCTACATTTACGTCGGTTAAGTTAGTATCCTTCATTCGTCTTATTAATGCTTGAAGAGAGGTTGCCTGAGCACTTAAACGAATAGTTGGAATCTGTTCAATGATATCAGAGGCAAACTTCATTGCTGTTCCTTTGCCAGTAGCGGAAGGGCCGACTAAGACTATGTAAAGGTTAGGGTAGAATGTAAGTGATAAACCAAGTTCGACTCTAACCTTACGCTGTAAAGCAGCAGCGATTGCTGAGATTGCAGCCCACTTTCTAAATAATGTAGGTGGCTCACTATTATCTGTCAACTCCATGAAACCCTCAATCCAATCAGTGAGATTACGTGCCACAGGAAGCTCCTATTCTTTAACAAAAAGTCCATTAATTACTTTTCCTTTTCTATCTTTGATTTCATTGTAGGCATGAAGATAGCAAGAGGTAAGATCAAAGTCTGAGAAATGTGCAATGTGAGTTAAGACAACTAATATATCTCCAATAGCATCTTTAATATATGTCCCTGGATACTTCAAAGATAATGCTTCATCAAGTTCTTCAAGTTCTTCCTGAAGTTTAATCATCTGTAAGGGTGCATTGGATTTAGAATAGAGCTTTCTTAGCTCTCCCCATTCTATTACCTTTTGTTCTATTGTTTCAAAGTCCATGATAAACTCCTTAATAAATAATAGATGGAAGTAAAGTTTTACTTCGTAGCTTAAAGTAAATATTCTGTAATTTTTCAGCTAATTTTTCAGGGTCAGTGGGAATCTTAGCGCTCTTCATCTCATCCATATTTTCTTTACACATATCTAAGCCGATCGCAAGATCAACAGGAGTCTTAATTTCTCTCTCGTGCCAGATCAAAGGTGTTTCGAGAGATGCTTTGATCCGCTGTAATATCTTAGCATGTTCAATCCAAGGTAAAGTTAATGGGATCTGAAACACAACTGAGTCATGAATTTGAGCTAAGAGTTCAACTGGCTTGTAATGAACTTGATCGTAATAGATATGTTCGATCCCTTGTTCATTTACTTTATCAGCACAGGTGCTTTGAGCAAAGTGAGCATAAGCAGAACGAAAGGTCTCAATGCAAGCTGCTCGAGGGACATTTGGATAAGACTCATGAACAGGGCCGAGGAATAGACGAGTGCGACCAAAGAGATTTGTCACAGTCCTTGTTGCCTTAAGCATGTCCTGAATCATAGCATGGTAGCCGTTCCTTATTTCTGGATAGCCTTGGTGAATCTCTTCCAAAGTTTGCTTAGCCTCAGCCTCAGTGATTTCATTGACGAGAGCGAATTTTTTATAGGACTCATCATAGTTGATTCCGTGGTTGCCTTTCTTTCCCCAGTAGCGCTCAGACTGTCTACCATCACCGAGTGTTGATGAGCCATCGACTTTAGAAATTTTGTCATAGGGCTTGTGGAATATGATAGAGGCTGTAAGGGTATGGAGATCTATTCCTTGCTCAAAGGCTTCGATCTGAGCAAGAACTCCTCCAGTATATGCAACGATCCTATTTTCGATTTGGCTAAGATCAAAACTATATCCGATATATCCTTCATCGAACAGGAAAAATCTAAGCAGATCATGTGGCCAGTTCTGTTGATTTCCACCTGTCCCGAAAATAGTTTCTCCCGATGAAAGCCGGCCTGTATCTGCTCCGACAGGCTTATATGAAGAGCGGTAACGTCCATCTTTATCCACCTTTCCTATGTTTAAATAAGTTGAGATACGTTTTGAGAGGCCACGAATATCAAGCATTATACGAGCAGCTTCAGCAGCCTTTCCACCTTGACGAAATAAACGCTTTAGTGCATCTACGTCTATTGAATCAGAGTAGATGCCGTTAGCGTTCTTTTTCTTATAGGGCTTGTTACCAAGTTCTTTGTAGAAATAATCCATTAGCTGTTTAGGGCTGTTAGGATTAATGTCTCGGCCGATTAGTTCTCGGAGTTCAAGTGACTTGTTATCGAGAATCTTTCTCTGTTCTTCTTCATAGCACATCATTCCTTGAACGTCGATTCTTATTCCACGTTCTCCCATGTAGAGGAGAGGTTTGATTAATTTTCTCTGCCGCTCATAAGTCGCTTCATTCCCTTGCTTTTTCAGTGCTGCTAATTGCTTAGGGATCGTCTCAACTGGAATGAACGAGTCGAAGCCATTGTAGTTCCACCACTCTTCCCATGTACCAGCTCCCATCTTCATCCACTGCTTACCATCTTCCTTGTAGTAAGGGATGTCTGTGTACATGGTAGTAACAGCAGCTAAGCCAGCAGGAAAGTCTGGATAAGAAATCTTCTGAGCAATTTGAGTACAGTGAATTGAGCCACGAGGTTGGATGCCATACTTGTGTAATAAGAACTGCGTATCAAAGATAAAGTTGGCTCCAGCCTTTGCAATACTCTCATCTTGAATAATGTAGGCAAATCCTCTCATTAATTGAAGCTCTTCCTCAACTGTAAAGTAATCTCCGTGCGATCCTCTGAATGGGATACAGATGGAATCAGTTGGAGACCAGCTAATTCCGATACAGTCAACCTCACCATTAATGACTTCAATGTCGAGACCAATGAGTTGGCCGAGTCTTCCGAGTCTGTAGCAATTACGTAGGACATTGATGGACTGTGCAAAGTCTGGATGAGTAGTAACATTGCGAACACTTCTTCTAATTTCTTTGAATGCTGATTCATACTTAGCCCTCATTAGATCTTCACAGATTACTGGTTTGTTGAGGAAGTTAAACTTCGGAGGGATGAATGTAGCTGGATGGAAGGTAGGAATTACTTTCAATCCAGGCACTAGTGTTGATTCGAGGACACTTCCTCTCCATTTAGTTATACCTACACGATTGCATAAGGCAAGCAATGCTATGTTACCAAATGCTACAATTACATTTAGATCCAATGCCTTTAGTTCACGACCAAGCTCAGTAATGTATTCAAGTCCCTCAGCCGAAACAGTCCACTTACCTCGAGTATCAAGGTTGATGTAGTGAGCAAGTGGCATGTCGAGATCTTTGATTACATTAGTAAGATAAATCTCCCGACGTGGAATCTTAACCATCGAGAGACATTCATCAAGACCTTGACCGGCAGGACCTATAAATGGACGAGGAGGCCGAGCTCTTATTTCTTGAATACCTGGTTGCTCACCACAACCTGCGAGTTTAGCAGAAGGATCACCATGAGCGGGAACATAAGTATGACGCATTTAAGACTCCTTTATTAAGTGCGTTTAATCATTAAACGATCTTATTTCGTACAAGCTTGTGGAATAACCACTAATAATGGAATAACTATTCCACATAAAATAGCGTACCATAGAAATAAACACCTATTACAATCCATTAGCTTTTACCAAGAACGAATCTCTATAAGCTTTAGTTAACTCAAATCCTATACCAGTCATTCCTAATTGATGAGCAGCAATAAGACCACTTCCTGAGCCTAAGAAAGGAATAAGTACTCGAGAACCTTGAAAAGCGAAGGTTCCATAGATATCACGCATCATGTCTATGGGACGTTCAGTAGGATGAGACTTTTGCTGAGCCGGAACAGGTGAATAAGTAAAGGTATTGCCGGCCCTCTGTTTTGCAATAGCTGGACGACCTTTCCAAGCATAAAAGAAAGATTCATAAGCATTAGGTAGACGAGTCTCAGGTTGCTTCGTTTGACCAGTAGGTTTGACCCAAATAGGACACATCCGAGTTGTTTCAAATCCAGCTGATTTAATAGCCTGATACATCTGCTCAAACCAAGGTTCAGGGCCGAACCAACAAAGGAGCCAAGAATGATCAGTCATAACCCTGAAACACTCCTTAAATAGATATTTCATCCCCTTCCAATCGCCCTTAGGATCTCCATCCATATAGACGTCGGCTGTTACCTCATTGTAATCTTCTCTCATATACTGAGACTCGCCTTCAGATTTCTTCTGTTCCATAATCTTGATTGCATAGGGAGGATCGATCTCAACAAGATGGAAGACGCCAGAAGGAATCTTCCTGATGCCTTCGAAGCAACTTTCAATGACATATGATTTGGCAAGCTTTGAGAGTGCTGAGCCTGTGTTCTCATTCTTTGTTTCGACTTGCTTTGCAAGAACTTGCTTAACAATAGCCTCGTCCATCTTCTTCATCATCTTGAGTGCATCTGAAGCAGTCTTACAATCTACAAATGCTTCAGGACAGGCTTCACGAAGCTCGGCTCGTTTGACTGCAAGTGAGACAGTTGCCTTCGATACTCCGCCAATCATCTCTGCTGTATCACCCATAGACCAGCCAGACTGTCCAGGTCCTGGAGCGCTTACTTCTCCATGAAGTTCTTGCTGCATCCTATGGATTTCAAGAGTGAGTTTGTCCATCTCCCAGTATTCCATGTCTTTACGATAGAAGTTCTCAGACTTCTCAATGATCTTCATTTCAAGAATACTGAGTTCCTTTTCATAGATACGAGCAGGGATGAGTGGAACTTGATTACGGCTGAGAACTGTAAAGCGTCGTTCGCCAGCGAGAAGTTTGAATCTTCCATTGCTTAAGTCCAGCATTGCCAAAGGTGTTATGAGACCACTTTCTTTCATGTTCTGTTCAAGTGAGCCAAGGTCGCCCATTACTTCACGGGCACGATCTTCATCAACATCTACCAATCCAACAGGAACCATACCAACCTTGCCTACTTCGATAGTCATTACTTAATTCCTCCTAATAATTTTAATAACTCAGCAGCCGTATCAGCACTCACATTAGCTACGACACGCTTAGTTGTTTGTTTCGTAGTTTCCTTTGTATCTTTCGCTTTCTTCTCAGGCACACGTCGAGATAGACGAATCTGACGGAGAATGTCGATAGCTTCGTCAGTTTGCATGTCTATGATTGAAGTGTAGCCGAGATCATCGAGATCAGCCATTTTCATTCTCCTTTTCTTTTAGCTCATATTTATTAAGAATACAGGTAGCTAAGAAAATATACTTATGCCAACCTAAAGGAGCATTATCATTAGTAATCTCTGAGATCCAAAATGCAAGCTTCCATATAGGATTTGCATTAATAATTTCCATCTGGTAAGTAGGATCAATAGCCATGATTATTTCCCTTTCTTATTCACTTTCATCCGTTCAGTCAAAGCAACCATGATGCCTTTCATAACCACAGATTCAGACATAAGCAATCCAGTAGTCATGCCAGCATCAACTTCGACTGAGTCGAGAACGTCGTCTAAGATTTTGCCAAAGATTGCTTTCCTCAATCCGTATTGAGAAAGAAGACGATTAGCACGAAGCATTTGATCTTCAGAGATTTCAAAACTGAATCTGGGTTTGTATTCAGCTACATCGGGCATAGTTCGAACCTCCTAATTTTTATTTTAGAGTTATCAATTAAGAATTGCGTATGCTTATCATATACTTCAGTGTCATCAACGACTATTTCAATAATCCCTGCATTGATTAGTGCTCCATAACATTTATTACAGGGAATGACACAGTTCATGTAAAGGGTAGTTCCGATAGTTGATGCACCCTTTCGGGCGGCATCTATTATTGCATTGTTCTCAGCATGTTGAGCAGGACAGAGTTCCATATGAGTTCCAGATTCATAGCCAAGGATTTTACGAGGACATTCAGTGTCTATTCTGGCTCTTGTTGTTCTATTTACTACGGTTAGAAGATGATCTCCAAGT